AAATCCTGCGTGGTACACATCTTATACACCATATCAGGCAGAGATATCTCAGGGAAGATTAGAAGCATTATTTAATTATCAAACACTGATTACAGAACTTACTGGATTACCTGTTGCAAATGCATCATTGTTAGATGAAGGAACTGCAGCTGCAGAGGCAATGATACTTGCATATACTCAAGGTAAGAAAAAAGATTTTATAGTTGATGATAAAATATTTCCACAAACATTAGAAGTATTACAGACAAGAGCAAAACCATTAGGGATTAATATTGTTCAAATTGATTTTGATAGTTCAATACCAATCGCTTTCTTTTCTGATGCTTTTGGAGTCATTGTACAACTACCAAATAATCATGGTAATTTGAGACATCGTAGTGGAGTATTAAGATTAGCAGAAGTTTGTAAATGTATGAAGATTGCCATTGTTGATCCAATGGCACAGGTTCTTATGCAACCTGTAGGTGAAATGGGATTTGATATTGCAGTTGGATCTATGCAGAGGTTTGGAGTTCCTATGGGTTTTGGAGGACCTCATGCAGCATTCTTTGCAACCACTGAGAAACATAAACGTAAGATTCCTGGACGTATTGTAGGACAGTCTCTAGACTCCCAAGGTAATAAAGCATTACGGCTAGCATTGCAAACAAGGGAACAACACATAAGACGAGACAAAGCAACATCCAATATATGCACTGCTCAAGCACTCCTCGCAAATATGGCAGGTTTTTACGCTGCTTACCACGGTGCGGAAGGTCTGAGAAAAATAGCAGATAGAATATTAAAATATAGAGAAACGTTAAAAACAGCATTAAGATGGTGTGGTAAGGAAGTAGACGATACAGAGGGTTTTGATACTGTTCGTATAAAAACTGATATTGATTACTATAATTTTTTAAGTGATAAGTTCAATGTCAGATATGAAGATGGTTGGATGATGATAACTTTAGATGAACTTACTACAATACAAGAGTTAGATGAAATAGTTCAAACACAAATTGTATTCAATGCTAGTTCAAATACAATAAAGCATGTGTATGATGCGTGTAAAGATTATGTATGGAAACACATACCTAAAAGAAAAGGAAAGTGGTTAGAGCAAGATGTCTTTAACAAGTATCATAGTGAAACAAATATGATGAGATATATCAATGAATTAGTTTCTAAAGATTTCTCATTAGTAAATGGTATGATGCCACTTGGAAGTTGCACAATGAAACTCAATGCAGCATCAGAGTTGATGCCAGTTTCTTGGCCAGAGTTTGCAAACATACATCCATTTGCTCCTAAGAAACAAACAGAGGGATATCAAATTATCATTGATGATTTAAAAGGGTGGTTGTGTGAAATTACTGGATTTGATTCTATATCTCTTCAACCAAACGCAGGATCTCAGGGAGAGTATGCAGGTCTTCTAGCAATACAGGAATATCATAAAAGTCGTGGAGATGTAAACAGAAATGTATGTTTGATTCCCACAAGTGCACACGGAACTAATCCTGCTAGTGCTATTATGGCAGGTATGAAGATTGTAGGTGTTAAGTGCGACGACGATGGTAATATCGATATGGAAGACTTAGAGAAGAAAGCAATAATGAACACTTTTGAGTTGTCTTGTATTATGATTACATACCCATCAACTCATGGTGTATTTGAACCAACTATCAAAGATATATGTAAGATTGTTCATGATAATGGTGGGCAAGTGTATCTTGATGGTGCAAACTTGAATGCTCAAGTTGGATTGGCAAAACCTTGTGATTATGGTGCAGATGTATGCCATCTTAATTTGCATAAGACATTCTGCATTCCACATGGAGGTGGAGGACCAGGTGTTGGTCCTATTGGGGTTGCAACACATTTGACACCTTTTGTAACACATAGGGTATCTTCTTCTCTAACAGGTAGTGCTAGTATTCTTCCAATCAGTTGGATGTATATTCGTATGATGGGAGAAGATGGATTAAGAAAGGCAAGTGAAATATCATTATTGTCTGCTAACTGGTTGGCACATAAAATAGATTCAGACTTTAAAGTTTTATATAAAGCAGAGAATGGTAGGGTTGCACACGAATGTATATTTGATTGTCGCAATTTACCTGTATCAGCAGAAGACGTTGCAAAGAGATTGATGGACTATGGTTTTCATGCTCCTACATTATCGTGGCCAGTTACAAATACTATGATGGTAGAACCAACTGAAAGTGAATCTCTTGATGAACTAAAAAGGTTTGTTAAAGCAATGGAAATGATAAGAATAGAAATCTTTACAAATAAAGACATCTTGAAAAATGCACCTCATACTGCTAGAATGATAGCAGGTGCTTGGGACTTTAATTACAGTAGAGAACAGGCATCTTTCCCTGTTAACCAGAAGAATAAATTCTGGCCAGCAGTATCAAGGATCGATAATGTATATGGAGATCGAAACCTTGTTTGTTCCTGTACAGTAGAGGTTACTGCGTGATAGAACTAAATTATGATCAATTGAAAATGCTTCGCAACCATTTGAGTTTTGTAAGATCTTATGTTCCATATCAAGAAAGAGGAGATATGCCATTTCATGCAACAGTATGGTATGATTATCATCAAGATCTTCTTGATAAGGTTACAAATGAATTAAAAAAATATGAGCACTGAATTAAAAGACTGGTTAAACTCAATAAATTTATCAAAGAAAAACTTAATAGATGAAGATCCCTCTCTAGAAAAAGAGTATCCTGCATATATTGTTAATAGATGTTTCTCTGGTCATCTTGATGCAATTATGTTTGCAAATGAGATGAATATGAACCCTCTTTTGCAAAAGAAACTTCAATATGATTTTTTGCTAAATACACTCAGAACTAAGAAGAGATTCTCTCCTTGGCTCCGTAAAGATACGATCAAAGATCTTGATTATGTAAAACGTTACTATGGATATAGTAATGAAAAGGCAAAACAAGCTTTGAGAATTCTAACACAAGAACAACTTGATTTTATAAAATCGAAATTTGAAACTGGAGGAAAACGATGAGTGTTGTTAGAGAACCTGAAGTAGCCTGGTCGCCAGAGAAAATGGTTGAGGTTTTACTTAATGAACCAGACGATTTTCTTAAAGTTAGAGAAACTCTCACAAGAATTGGTGTAGCAAGTAGGAAAGAAAAGAAGATATATCAAAGTTGCCACATACTTCATAAGCAAGGGAGGTACTATCTTGTCCACTTTAAAGAACTTTTTGCTCTTGATGGAAAACACGCTAACCTTACTCCTAATGATGTTCAGCGTAGGAATCGTATTGCTCAGCTTCTTGCTGATTGGGGTTTAATTGGTATTGTAGACACCGACAAAATACAAGATATTGCTCCTTTGAATCAAATCAAAGTATTAGCATATAAAGACAAAAATGACTGGATTCTAGAGACGAAGTATAATATAGGTAGTAAGAAGAAAAAAGTTGAAGAAGTTTAGTACCCTTTCTAATGGTATAAAAGAACGTTTATTTTATACATTAGGTAAACATCCAGAGAACGCATCTTTGCATGATTTCTATATGGCATTGAGTTATGCTGTCAGAGATCAGATGATGACTTATTGGTTAGATATGAAAAAAACTTCTAAGAAAGAAGTAGCATATCTATCAGCAGAATTTTTAATAGGACCGCAATTAAATAATAATTTACTTAGTCTAGGGATAATAGAAGAAGCAAAGATAGCATTAAATGAATATGATTTAACTTTAGAACAAGTTTTAGATGTAGCAGAAGAACCAGGACTTGGTAATGGTGGTCTTGGTCGTCTTGCTGCTTGCTATATGGAGTCTCTAGCGTCTCTGAAGGTTCCTGCGACAGGATATGGTATAAGATATAAGTATGGTATATTCAAGCAACAGATAAGAAATAATCAACAGATAGAGGTTACTGATAACTGGTTGCACGGAGATTGGCCGTGGGAACTCTGTCATCCAGACGAGTCTGTGTTAGTTGGATTTGGTGGTAGAGTAGAGCATTATATTTCCGACAGAGGTAATAGTAGAGTTCGTTGGGTTCCTGATGAACAGGTTATTGCTGTTCCATATGATATCCTTCAGTTAGGATATAAAGTTGATAACTGTAATCGAATGAGGTTGTGGAGAGCAGACGCTACAGAAACATTTGATTTCTATGCATTTAATATTGGTGACTATATGGGATCTGTAGAACAAAGTGTCTCATCTGAGACTATTTCTAAGGTTCTATATCCTAATGATGGTACAAGTGCAGGTAAAGAACTAAGATTAAAACAACAACATTTCTTTGTTAGTGCTTCGATACAGGATATGTTGAGAAGTCTTGATAAGAGAGAAATACCTGTAGAGGAGTTTCCAGAGCATTGGCAAGTTCAATTAAATGACACTCATCCTTCTGTTGCAGTAGCAGAGTTAATGAGATTACTTGTCGATGAAAGACATGTTGAATGGGATTTAGCGTGGGAGATAACAACTAAGTCCATTGCATATACTAATCATACTCTGTTGCCAGAAGCATTAGAGAAGTGGGATCTACAATTATTTAAAACTCTTTTACCAAGACATACAGAAATAATATATGAGATCAATCGTAGATTCTTACAAGTAGTAAGACTTAAATATCCTGGCGATGATAGTATGTTATCTAAACTATCCATCATTGAAGAAGAAGGGAGTAAATCTGTTCGTATGGCACACCTTGCTACCGTAGGATCCCATCATGTAAATGGTGTTGCTGCATTGCATTCTGAATTAATCAAAACAAAACTAATGCCAGAGTTCTATGATCTGTGGCCACATAAATTTACGAATGTAACTAATGGTGTTACTCCTCGTCGTTGGGTTGCTTCGTGTAATCCTGGATTATCAGAGGTGCTTGATCAGTACTCAAGTCCTGATTGGATTACTGATATGGAATCCCTTAAATTATTAGAGCAATGGGAGAACGATAAACTTTTATTATCTAAAATTGAAGAAACAAAATTATTAGGTAAACATAATTTAGCAAATTATATTTTCGATAATCTTGGAGTATTAGTAGATCCTTCTTCTATGTTTGATATTCAAGTTAAGAGAATACACGAGTATAAACGTCAACACCTTATGGCACTCTGGGTTGTTTCTCAATATTTAAAAATCAAAAACGGAAAGGACTTCGTTCCTCGCACAGTAATATTTGGTGGTAAGGCAGCACCAGGTTACTATATGGCAAAACTAATCATACAATTCATTTGTAATATTGCTGAAGTAGTAAACAAAGATCCAGATATGGATGGAAAGTTAAGAGTTATATTCCTACCAAACTATAGTGTGAAACTAGGGGAGATGGTATATCCTGCAGCAGATCTTTCAGAACAAATATCAACAGCAGGTAAAGAAGCATCAGGAACTGGTAATATGAAGTTCCAAATGAATGGTGCTCTAACTATAGGAACATTAGATGGTGCTAACGTAGAGATCAGAGATCTTGTAGGAGAGGAGAACTTCTTCTTATTTGGTAAAACTGAATCTGAAATAGAAGAGTTATGGCAAAATAGTTATTATCCACAAAATCATATGGATGAAGAAACATGGGAAGCAATCAATCTTATTAAAGGTGGACATTTTAGTGGAGGAGATACAAGTATGTTTAGTCCTTTAGTTGATAATTTAATTTACCACGATCCTTTCTGTGTTATGGCAGATTTCCATAGTTATTCAAAAGTTCAAGATGATGTTTCAAATACTTGGTTGGATCGTCAAAAGTGGAACACTATGTCTTTAAAGAATATTGCTAACTCAGGATTCTTCTCGTCTGATCGCTCTATCAAGGATTACTGCGATAGAATATGGGGTATAAAATAACCTTAATAATTACTTAAGATTTAGGGGGTTGACATACCCCTTTTTTATTGTTATATTATATTTGTTGGACGCAACATGGGAGTGACTGAATAAACTTACTGGCAACCGCTAGTTAAGGTGATGAGACACAGGTGGTGCTGCTACCGAGAGGTAGAACCGATCAACCAATCGGGTCTCAGGCAATAACGTATTTTACTACTGTAGTAATGCCCGTTATTTGTTGGTATACAGGAATCCAACCTCCCTCCTTTTTTTTGACTTATGCTAGAGTGGAGATCTGATTACTTAAGAAATTTTTACTGGAGGTATACAGCAAGGCAACGTCCCTTGTTAGAGAGAGGACCTTCATGTAAAGCAGATTCTGAAGAACTTAAAAAAATGTATGAAGATTGGAAACTACAACGAGGAATTATGACAAAATATATTTTTGATGTTGATGGTACTTTAACACCAAGTAGACAAGTAATCGAACCTGATTTTTTAAGTTACCTTTTAGGATTTGCAGATAACTGCAATATGTATATTGTTACAGGTAGCGATAAAGAAAAAACAATAGAACAACTTGGAGAGGAACTTTGTAATAAGTGTCAAAGAGTTTACAACTGTTCTGGTAGCGATGTATATGAAAAAGGAAATAATGTTTATAAATCTGATTGGGTATTGCCAGAGGAAGTAAAATTATTTTTGCAAGATGAATTAGATCATAGCCAGTTTCCTATAAGAACTGGTAAACATATTGAAACAAGACCTGGTGGAATTAATTTTAGTATTCTTGGTAGAGGAGAAAATGATCTAGATGAAAGACAAATGTATATTGAACACGATCATGTTACTAATGAGAGAATAGATATTGCACATAGATTGAAAGACAGATTTCCAGAATTAAATGTTCAGATAGGAGGTCAAACTGGTCTTGATATATCTAATGTAGATAAGAGTCAGATACTCAGAGATTTTGATCCTACAGATGAAATACATTTCTTTGGAGATATGATGGCAGAAGGAGAGAATGATTATCCACTAGCAAAAGCAGTTGAAGAAAGGGGCGGTTTTACGTACCACGTTAAAGATCATAGAGATTGCTTTTTTAGGTTGATGGAGTTATAACCGAATATAAAAGTAGGGGATTCAACATCCCCTTTTTTTGTGTTATATGTTTAAATAGTATTGGATGCCGAAAGGATCCACAATCAACACTCGCTTATTAAGGAGAATTATGACAAACATTCAAAGGTATACTGCAAACAATCTTTCAGAATTAATGGATAAGATTGCAAGAAACAGTATTGGACTTGACTCATACATTGATCAGGTCTGGGGAACAACAGCACAAACTTACCCACCATATAATATTGTGCAACATAGCAATCATGAATCAAGTTTAGAGATTGCACTAGCAGGATTTAAAAAGAAAGAAGTTAAAGTTTACACAGAACACGGTAAACTACACGTAGAAGGTAAGAAAGAAGAGAAGAAAGAATCCGAATACGTACATCGTGGTATGGCACAAAGATCATTTGAAAGATCTTGGCAATTGTCTGAAGATGTAGAGATTAAAAAAGTTTCTTTTGAAGATGGTCTTCTTACTGTTGAATTAGGCAAGGTAGTTCCAGAGCATCATGCCCGAAAAGATTACCTCTAAATAAAATATCAAGGGATCTTGACGATCCCTTTTTTTATGGTATAATATATTTGTCAGAGAAATACTGGCTGCGGTTATGCCCTTTGGTAGGTTCAGCATAAGCGGCTATAGGAATCTACCATATCAATTAATATCGGAAAATGTCTGTTAAACTAATTTTATTAAAATCAGGAGACCAAATCATCTCTGATGCAAAAGAGTTAGTAATGGGAGAAGACGAAGCACAACAAAAGATTGTAGGATACCTTCTTAACAATCCTTTTAAAATTGTTAGTCAAAGACCCCTTCTTCTAACTGAAGAAGCAAGCAATAATGATACTTCAGTTGAGATTACTTTATCTCCTTGGATTCTTTTATCATCTGATAAATCAATTCCAATTAAACCAGATTGGGTAGTAACAGTTGTGGAACCATTAGACTCTGTTAAAAAAATGTATGAGGATCGATTAAATGAGCTCGAAAAACAAACAAGTAAAGGGACTTCTACTTAAAGTCGATAATGTTGTCATTTGTGAAGTAGAAGAGATTCAAGCAGAATTAGGGGAACCTGATTGCAAAATAAAAAATCCTTACCAGTATGATAAGGATATAGGTCTAACACCTTGGCCAGATTTTGCAGGACAAACTGAGATGATGCTAAGATCAGATGATATACTAACAATGGTAGAACCCAAACAAGAAATTATTGATCAGTATCTTGAACTAACAAAATAATGCGTTTTTATACTAACGTCCAGATGGTTGGAGACAACTTCTTAGTTCGTGGTTACGAAAATGGAAAACATTTCGCAATCAGAGAGAAGTTTTATCCAACTCTTTTTGTTCCATCTAAAAAGAAAACAAAATACAAAACACTGGATGGTGAACATGTTGAATCTGTCGAACCTGGTACAGTTCGCGACTGTCGTGAATTTATCAAGAAGTATGATGGTGTCGAAAACTTTAAGATATATGGAAATGATAGATACATCTATCAATATATCTCAGAGAAATATCCAGAAAAAGAAATAAAGTTTGATATCAGTAAGATCAAACTCTTCTCGTTAGATATTGAGGTTAAGTCTGAGAATGGATTCCCAGATGTAGAATCTGCTGCAGAAGAAATATTATTAATTACAATACAAGACTATACAACTAAAAAGATTATTACTTGGGGACAAGGTCCTTTTAATAATACACAAGAGAACGTAACATATAAACAATTTAATTCAGAGTATGAACTTCTAAACGCATTCATTAACTGGTGGATGGTAGAAGATAATACACCAGAGGTTGTTACTGGTTGGAATATTCAATTATACGATATCCCATATATCTGTCGTAGATTGGATCGTGTATTAGGAGAGAAACTAATGAAACGGTTTTCTCCATGGGGATTGGTAACAGAGGATGAGGTTTATATTCAAGGTCGTAGAAATATTTCGTATGATGTA